AATTAGCTGAATTAAAGTTAGAATTTGTAATAGAGGTAAAATTATCTAATAATAATATATCACCTTTTTCTATGTTGTGTGCTGATGCAAAAGTTAATGTTACAGTTGCTGATCCATTAGTTGTACTAAATGCACTTGTTAAAGTTGTTGTAGATTTAATTGGGTGTATGTCATAAAAAATACCACCAGAATAAGCGTATAATATTCTGTTTGTTCCAAGCACAGCGTATTTGATACCTGATGTATTTACAAAATGGTGAATAGCAGTGTTTCGACCTGTGATATCAACGGAACCTAGTTGAGCCCAGCCGCCTATTTTTTCAGGTAAACCATATCTAAATCTAACATTGTCACCATTAACCCATTGGCCTTCACCTTCGGTTGATGTGACTTGTTTATTAAACCCTGGTGCAAATTTAACCTTCTGTAACATAGTGTGATCCTATGCTCTACTATGGTTTAGTTGGCCACGTAGCGTCTGTACATTTAGCAACAGTGTCTTTACCAGCTGGTAAATCTCGAAGAGCTTGTCTGTAAGTTCTCATATCGTCTGATATAGCGTTACCTTGTTCAAGTTCTGATACAATTTCCCAATCATACGCTTTTAAAAGACCATCTCTTTTAGATCTTAAATCCGCTAAAGCTCTAGCAGGAGCAGCATTAGTATAAGCTGTTTCCTCATTGTCTCTAGCTGTCTCTTCAGCTGCTGTAAATTGTACTCTGTTACCGTTAATGTTGTGATATCTTGGCATAGTTTTCTCCTTTGTGTTTAATTAACATGTTTATAGTATTCCGTAAAGGCAAATATCTCCAGCGTCTATATTGCCACTTTCCATGGTAAATTGTACCGCATCAATTGCAGCTGTTACATTGCAATAACCTGCAGCGAAACTTTGCATTGAATAATCTCCACTATAAACACAATTTGAATTTGACATGAAGTGTTTTACAAATGTTGTGTCCGATGGATTAAATAACGTAAGACTACCACTTGCACTTTCGTCATTTGCATTTCCTATATCCATAGTTAAAGGTTGTGCTGCTGTGCTTTGTGCTAAATCATCATCTGTTCTGTAGCTTAAATTTCCATTGGTTCCATTTTCTCTGTGTTGTGCTCTAAAAAATGTTGTAGTTTTAGGTGCATCATAAGCTGTACTACCATCTCTAAAATTTACAAATAATTTAGAATCATCTGTTGCTGGGTGTATGTCTTTAAAAGTAAATAAATATTCTTTGTAGGTAGAATCTAATACTACACTTGATGCCCCATTAACAAAAGTTAAATTAGCATCTGCACTAGCTGTTAACTTTTTAATAAAAACCATGTTAGCTCCACCCGCTGATAATGATCCAAAGGTAGTAGCTGCTCTAGCTCCTCGGTCATTTATTGTTATAAGTTTATTTGAAGGTAATGTCATTATGAATCCGATATTCCGTAAAGTTTAATTGTTCCAAGTTGAATATTGTTTGTATCTAATTTGAATTGTACAGCATCAATAGCAGCAGTAACATTACAATATCCAGCAACATAATTGCTAACAAAGTGAGGATCGGCATCATCACTTACATAATTTACATTTGATATAAAATGTTTTACAAAAGTTGTAGAACTTGGATTAAATAAAGTCATTTCTCCACTTGCACTTTCATCATTGTCAGTACCAATTTGAGCTGCACCAGTTAATTTTTGAAAACCAGCAACTTGTGCATTATCTTCTGAAGTATTATACTCAAATGCTGTTCCAGCATCATTTTCAAAATTATATCCATAGTATATAGTACATGTGTTAGTAGCGTCAAAATTTGTTCCACCATCTCTAAAACCAACCATAAACTCACTACCAGAACCTGATGGATGAATATTAATAAACTCAAACTTATAAATAGGGTAAGTATCATCTAATACAACACCATCAGTTCCATTTACAAAAGATAATGTACTATCTCCACTAGCAGTTAAAGTTTTAATATGAACTAACGCACCTGCGCCTCCACCTCCAGCTGCTGTAGGGGTAGTTGTTAGATCTTTAATTGATCTATCATTGTATTTAACTAATTTATCTAAACCTTTAATAATTGGCATTATTGTTTCGGCCCCACTCCGTACATTTTCATTGTTCCACTATCTATATTGCCACTACCCATTTTAAACTGAACCCCATCTATTGCAGCAGTTACATTACAATAACCACTAGTAAAACTGTTTAAAAAATTAGGAACACTATCATTACTTACATAATTTGTTTTTGCTATAAAATGTTTTACAAAAGTTGTGCTTGATGGATCAAATAAAATCATTTCTCCACTTAAACATTCATCATTATCTAAACCAATTTGAGAAGATGAACTTAGAGCTTGAAATCCAGTTCCTTGTGCTTTATCATCTGCAGCATCATATGCTAGTGTAGCACTAGCATCATCTTCTCTATGTGCTGCTCTAAACAAAGTAGTAGTTTTAGTTGCATCATAAGCTGTACTACCATCTCTAAAATTTACATAAAATTCAGAAGAAGCAGAGGGGTGAATATTAATAAACTTAAATAAATAACTATTGTAAGTAGAGTTTATACTTGATGTAAAATCTAGTGTTGCAGAACTTGATGCTGTCGCTGTTGTAAGTAAAGTTAAATTGCCATTAACCAAAGCTGCTGCTGTTGGCAACGCTGTGATTTCCGTTAGTGCTCTATTAACTGCTGTTCTAATAGCCATAGATCAATCCTATACGTAACCAAAAAATTCTATTAATATTTTTCCTGCTGAATAATCTGCGTTTGTTGCTGCGCCAGTAACCATGTATAAATATTTGTTAGCAGCTGGAGGTGTTGGAATCCCAACAACAGTTCCAATTGCAAGATCTCCACTATTACACATTTGTACTTGATTAGTTAAACTAGTTATTGCAGCATCTTCCGCACCAGTAGCTTCGTCTGCATACCAAAGATTAATGTCAGGGTCTCCACCAGCGGGAGCCTCGAAACAAGTTATCTTGCCACCTAAAACTGTACCATTAACAGCGGCTGTAATTTGTCCTATGTGAGAGTTTGCTGTACCTGCTTTACCTATGATGTCTCCATTACCAGAACTTGCTAGTCCTGTTAAATCAATTAAAATTCTTGTGTGTAAAATGTTTCCTAACTTTTGTACATCTGATCTGTAAATTGTGTTTGTACCATTTGTAATACCAGTACCAGCAGTTAAAGCTGTAACAGCAGTTGTACCCATACTTGCTGGAACAACGGTCCCATCTGATGGTTGACCTAGATCTAAAGTGTCTCCCATAACAGTTATAAAATCAATAACGTCAGCTGTTGTTAGTGCTGCTGCAAATATAATTGTACTGCCTGAAATTGTGTAAGAAGATATTGGAGCCTGTAATACACCATTTAATGACACCAAACAGTGTTGAGCTGATTGTGGGCTAATTGCGACACTACCTACTGCTAGGTTAAATGTAGCCGTTGCGCTTACAGATATTGCATCGCAAGCTTGAAAATTACCGACTGTGGGTTGACTACCTATGTAAGCCATATTATATTACTCCTTTTAAATTGTTTATCATATTAAGTTATTCCGTACAAGGTGATAGTTCCTGCATCAATATTGCCAGATGACATTTTAAATTGGACAGCATCAATAGCACTGGTTGTGTTTGCATATCCAGCAGCAAATCCTCCCCAAGAATTATTAGTAGATTCATATGTATTTGTTCTAGCTATAAAATGTTTAACAAATGTTGTTGATGATGGATTAAATAAATGCAAAAACCCTGTTGTACATTGGTCATTATCATTACCACAACCATAACTTAATAATTGTGTTCCTGTGCCTTGTGCTAGATCTCCACTTGTATAATATGATAGACCTGATTGACTATCATCTTCTTGATGAAATGATCTAAAAAAAGTTGAGGTTTTAGTTACATTATAATTAGAACCAGCATCTATACTTCCATTAAATAAAAAATTTGCATCATCAGTAGCTGGGTGAATGTTATTAAATATAAATACATACTCCTTGTAAGTACCATCAAGCACTACACCACTAGCACCATCTACAAAAGATAAAGTACCAGAAGATGAAGCTGTTAACTTTTTAATAAAATTCATAGACCCACCACTGAAACTTGCTTCAAGATCATCGGCTCCTGAATCAAAACCAATACCTTTACTTGCGGTTGGTGTTACATTTAAACTGTTAAAATTTAATTTAGATATTGCCATTATGAATCCGCTATTCCGTAGAGTTTAATTTGAC